AGCGCCGCGATCTGTTATAACAGTAAGCGGGAACATATTATTTTAAGGAGGAATTATGTATGGATGGACGAAAGTTAAAATTCGTAGCTAATCCCGTAGACAAATATTTCACCAAGGATAGATACGGATCACTCATCCCAAACCGAGATTTACTCCAAATGGAGAAGGTCAAAGGAGTGCTTGTGCGCCAGTTGAAGGCTGATACCGGTTTGTACCGAAGACTAGGCGAAATATACTACCGTACTGATGTCGAGTTCACAGATAACCCCTATGGCAATACTCCGACTATTGGCGCTGGTTTTAGGAAATTCGGCAAAAGACCACTTGCTGGCGTAGACTTTGAGGGAAGGGTTACAAGAGAAAAGGAAGGTCAATTAGCGAAGAGGATTGCTGCAAGGCAACGAAAGATCGTACAGAATCAAAAAGAAATCATGGCTTTGCATGAGTCGATTAAACCAGCTGACAGCGATACTGCTAATAAACTACTTTGGGACGTTGAAGCAGACCAGATGATGACTGGTGGAGGTTTTGATGGTAATTCCATTGGTGAAGTCCACAAATCTGGAATGAACTTCGTCATTAAAGGAAATGAACAATTCGATTACGCTGATTCTCAGTACAGTCAGCTCGTGGTTCAAGCATCAATGAGATTAAGAGATCATCTCATCGAAAGTGGTTTACAATTAGGAAGTTTAGCTGTTCAAGGTGCGCAGGAGGTCAGATTGGCGCAGGAGTCAGATGGTATGATCGGATTCCCAGTGTATTCCAAGGCACTTAGTAAGCTCACACCCGATATCGCAACGCGTCTACTTATTGAATCTGGGGTAGATACTCGACCTTTTGTCGGAAAGGGAGTAGTAGATGTAAGGACGGGGGAGACTGTACCTTATCGAGTTATAGATGCTATTGCATATGTACTTGATAACTCTACTATAGATGCTTCTGATGCTCCTTCGATTATTACGCTTTTAGCAAGAATACAAAAGCATGCATGGAAAGAAGAAAACGGAGAGATAGTGCCTAGTAAGCCAAAAACACGTTCTATCTATCCGAACGCAGCCAGAGCCGGTGTCATAGAAGCCATGGTTATCAACCCATTCAACGAAAAGTTGAAAGAACTTAAAGTGGATTTTATGCCTAGCCTGCAGGATAAGCCTACTCGAGTCCAGATGATTAAAGAAATGATCGATAAGGCTTTCCAACAAGGATATGATTATTTAGCAGCTGACTGGTCAAAATGGGATGCTACAGTCAAAGGTCATATACTTGCTACTATGATGTATTATGCTGTTAGACCGTTTTTCAAATCAGAATGGTACGATTGGGTGGATTTTGCTATTTACTCTTTAGCATATAAGTACCTTATATTTGATACGGACTTATGCGAAGTGAACAATGACATGTTCTCTGAGTGCAAGAAGGTAGCTAAGTATTTTGATATCCCAAGATATACTGTCTTTGGGATGGTTGATGGACTGATTTCCGGCGCTAAATTTACTCATGTCGGTGGCTCAATGTATGGAATGGTTGTTATTCATGATGTCATACCAAGACTTTTAGGCTTTGAACCAATATTCGGAGTTCAAGCTGGTGATGATACACTGATGGGCGTACCGCAGTCCTTCATATCTCTCGACTCAGCGGAGAAGACTTACACACCAATCGAAGAACAAGCGAAGATTCTTGGATTGGATATGAATGCAAGTAAGCAGATCTGGCAACAAGCTGAAGGCGAGGTAGTTAAAGTATTCTTGCAAGACTCTTACCACCATAACTGCAATATATATGGTATTGGTTCAATCTTTCGACCTTATGATGCCATTTTCTTTTCTGAACGTGATAAGAATTTGAGTATTGCTGAGCAATTAATGGCGGAAATCGCGCGTATGGAGCAGGGTGCAGACTCGCCCTTCGTGGATAGTGTGGTAGAGGCCTGGTTAGACCAAGAGAAAATAATAGGAGTTCTATTCAAAGAACACGGAGAAAGTGCTTTCAATATCGTCGTTGATAGCATAGGCCTTTCAATTGATGAAGTGGCTCAGAGGATCGACGTTGGTTCTTTTAGTTTCGGTATCTCTAAAGAAGATCTGGATAATCGATCATTAAAGATACTGCCCGTAATGGCGCGCGTAGCAGCCAATATGACGTTCGACGTGAATGTCGCCAAAGCCTTGTCCATGATTGGCGTGAGTGAGACGGAAGGCATGGCAGATAGTGATGACCTAACTTCGGAAGAAGTTATCCTCGACGACTAATCGTTAAAT